GTAATATTTTGAAGATCCGTTTATATTAGTGACTCCTTGAATAGTGGGAAATGTAGGAAGTCCAGTAGAATTAAATTCAGTAGCATAAGGTTTATCATACAAGTTTGCATCAACCCATGTAGTTCTAGACAATGATCCAGTTACCCAAGTTCCATCTTGATAATTAAAACAAACATATCTATCATTAAAAGATGATCCATCTTTTGGATAGTACCAACAAATTTCTTCATATAGATGATTTAATCCTGCATAAACAGACTCACCATTAGAATAATTAATTCCTAAATTATCTCCATTTTTAGTTGTAAACACAAAATCTTCAACTTCGCAAGGTAAAGATTTTACAGTACCATCGTAAACAAAAAATCCACCAGACTCTCCCATCCAATAAACAGCACCATTAACATATTTTATTGCATGTTGTCCTATGGCTCCACAATTAGAACCAACTTGTCTAATTGAAAAAGTAAATGGTGGTCCAACAAATTGAATAACGTATGCAGCATTATCTGTTATTACTAAAGTATAATCTTTACCTTTTACTGCTCCAACTATTTTAGTGCCTGAGTCTAATCTAAAAGTTCCAGCTGTATTCACAGAAGTAGGTGCATAATCTGTAATATCCTCTTGATCAGAAAATCTTATAAACATTTTATCTTGTGTGCTTGGACTGCCTATTGTTGTTTCTGTACCCATAACTAATAAATGTCTATCTCTATCTGATACCAAAGATAAAACAGATGCAGTAGGTGCACCTGATACAAGCACAGCTCTAGTAGTTAAGGCATTAGGGTTAGAATTTATTGGATTCCACGAAAAAGTTTTACCATTTTTAACAGTCGCAATTAATTGTTCACCAAAATTATCAAGTGACCATGAAGCTGGATCAATACTTAATGTTTGAGATAAAGATGCAACACCCCATCCTGTAAATACTTCTACCCCTGCTCCGGATGCATGAGCAGATCTGGTGCCTGCAACATCTCTTGTAATTCCGGTTAAGTCATTTGTTGATATGCCAGTATAAGAAATAAATTCTGCACCAACTTTAATTGTTCCAGAAGTAGGAAATCCTGTAGTTGAGGCAAGAGTAATGGACGTTCCAGATCCTCCAGTTCCTGCAGTATCATCTTGTAATAAACCATTTAGTGTACTAAAAACTTGTTGTCCTCCACCCCATAGTCCAGTACCCCAACCAAAACCATAAGTGAACCCTAAAGCTCCAGGCTTAACATAAGGATTTACGGTTGCTGATCCACTGCCGTTGACCGTGGTTCCTGCAGCACTAGCCATAGTTATTGTAAATTCATCACTAGTAGGCACAGTGACTACTTGAAAAGTATTTGTTTCGAAATCCGAACTACTATAACCAGCTCCTGATGGTGGTGTTACTGAAGTAAAAGTAAATAAATCTCCAGGCTCTAATTGATGTGCAGCTTTGTTTACAGTTACAGTAGTAGACGTGTTAACAGTATCAAATGTGCAACTAGTTAAGGCAGTGTCTAAAGGAGTAATATCATAAAAAGACTCCTCATAATAAATAGCTAAAATTTTATTAGTGCCTATTGCTGCATATCTTCTGCCATCTAGATCTGCCCAAATAAATTGCTCCCTTGCAGCTCCAACAAAAGAATCACTTAAAATTTGTTTCCATCCACCAATTTTTTCTGGTAAACCATATCTAAACCTTACAAAATCTCCGTCAGTCCATCGTCCTTCTGCACCAGTTTGTGAAACTTGTTTATTAAAACCAGGTCTTATTTTTACATTTGTTAAAGGCATATCATATTATACACTATTTTAGTCTAACGACAATTACTCTAATTATGGCTTATAAATATATTTTAATGGGCTGTTCTGTAATGTCAACAAAGCGTCATCAAATGTCTCTACAATAGGATAACCTTTTAAATTAAATGAAGTATTTAATAATATAGGCACACCCGTTTTTTCATAAAAAAAATTTATTAAATCATAATAATTTGGATTTTGTTCACGTTTTAAAGTTTGGAATCTACAAGTATTATCTGCATGAACACATGCTGGAACCTCATCTATCGCTTTTTGTTTAGCATCAATAGCAAAAGACATGTTAGGCGATTCGTCTAAAGTATGCATATCTAAATAATCATGTCGATGTTCATAAAGTATTGTTGCTGCAGTAGGTCGCCACCATTGCCTTCCTTTTATTTTATTTACTATCTCTTTAGCATTTTTATTTCTTGGATCAAACAGCATAGATCTATTACCTAAAGCTCTTGCCCCCCATTCAGAATGTCCTTGAAATATAGCAACCATTTCTTGATTTAATATTTTCTCTACTACTTCTTCTTTATTGTAAATAATTTTCATAGTAATAAACAGCTCCTACTGCCATTCCTCCATCATATGGTATTGGATCAACAAAAAAATTTAATTTAGGAAAATGTTTTACAAGTTTAAAATTATTTGAACAATTCAAATGATAGCCTCCAGACAATATAATATTTTTGCAATCACTATAAGTTTTTGCTCTTTCAATTAGTTCTATTTTTTCTTGTAAAGTTTCTTCTTGTGCTTTGTTTGCTATGTCTAAAACACTCTCATCTAAATTTGTATTTTTATTCTTGTAAGCAGCTAAACCCATTAGTTGTCCTTCTTCACCAGCTTTAAATCCTGCTTCCATTGTATATATAGAATATTTATAACCACCGAATATTGTATTGTTTATAGTTAAATCGAAGTCGTAATCTGTAATATTTTTTTCAATAATTACATCGTTATCATTAAAATAATAAGAAAGATGATTACTTGCTTTTTGATAATGTTTTTTAATTTGTTTTTTATCTACTGTAAAAATTGATTGAACTACCTGAAAACTTTTATGATGAATCCTTTCACCTCCACCATCAGTAATAACAGCAATGGCCTCTTTATATTTACTAAAATAATAACCTGAAGCAGCATGTAATATATGATGATCTCTTATATCAAAATAAGATTTTTTATAATTTATTTGTTTTAAAAAATGTTTAATAATAGGTAATTCAATTTGAAGATGACCTCTATCAGCTGAAGCAAAATAAACTTTATCAAAAATAATGTTTTTAAATTTTTCTAAAACTTTATATTTATAGTGATACTCAGCTACTTCATTATCTTCAGGGCCAAAATTTTTTGTTTTGTTAAATCTATCTTCTTCATAATATTCTTTTAAAATATTATTTTCAAAGTAAGCAAACGATACATTATGCGAAATATTAATTCCTAATATTTTTTTCACAAATCTTTTTTATACTAAATCTACAGCTTTTCCAATTATTGGTTTGTATTTAGTTTTTTTATCTTCTCTGTATGCTCTGAGATATTGACGTCTAGGTTGGAAAGGTATGTAACTTGCGTGTATCCATCCAGAGTTGGGTTCTCCTGGTGTGTAATATTCGAGTATTAATTGATCTGTTTCACAATTCATCTTTACCCAATCAGCAACCTCTGCGTTGTCTACACCTATTACTTCGAAATCAACCGCTTCCGCTTTTGAATGTTGACTGGTCAAACTCGATCCTATGGCTACACATAATTCAGGTGAACGATAGCCGCTAGTCACCTTTACTCTGCCGAATTGATCACGTACTGGCTGTAAAATGTTTTCACATAACATTTTTAATTTATCTATCTGGTCAGCGTTAGGTTCATTATCAATTCCCTTACGTATTGCAGTATCTGATTTAGTTAGCTCTTGTAAGCTAAAATTACGTGTAAGTTTCATAATTATATAGTTGAGTATACAGAAGTTTAATGTAAAATGTAATACTATCAATTATGGATCATTTAGAAGCAATTGTTGAATTGAATAATATTGTAAATCCTGAATTTTGTAAAAATATGATAGCTCTTGTAGATAAAAAATCTACTAAAAATCTTACTATTGGTCAAGGAAAGGTCAACAAAAATATAAGAAATGTTAAAGGATATTCTTTAAATTTAGAAACTCCAACTAATTTATTTTATTGGAATTACATCAAGAGGGAAATACAAAGATTATATTTACATTACAAATATAAATTTCCTAAAATGGAGAGTAACAAAATAAATCAAATTGATTTGTTAAAATACAAGCCAGGAGGAAATTATAAAATACACACAGATCACTTTAGTACCACAGCCAGAGCACTAAGTATTATTATAAATTTAAATGATAGTTACACAGGAGGTGATTTAGTTTTTACAGATCAAAAAGAAATGGAGACAAAAAGAATTAAATTACAAAAAAATTCTATTGTTTTTTTTCCAAGTAATTTTTTATACCCTCACACAATTGAACCAGTTATAAAAGGAACAAGGTATAGTATCGTAGCATGGCTGCAGTAAATTATAAATTAATAAAAGGCTTCTTTACAAAAGAGGAATTGCCAATAATACAAAAATATTGTTTTAATAAATTAGATACTGATAAAGACTACGAACTAGATGGACAAGTTTTTTCTCCAGCATGGTATAATGATCCGTTAATGACATCTTTGTTAGATAACAAATTATCTTTAGTTGAAAAAGAATCTGATTTGAAATTATTTCCAACTTATGCGTATTGGAGATATTATGTATTTGGAGGCACTTTAGCAACTCATAGAGATAGACCTTCTTGTGAAATATCAGTTACTACATGCATAAAAAAATATGACAATTGGCCTATAGAGGTTGAGGGCACATCTTTTGAATTAGATGAAGGAGACGGTGTATTATATGCAGGTTGCGATCAATGGCATGGTAGACCAGGTGTATATAAAGGTGAAGGATTAGCACAAGTTTTTCTTCATTATGTAAATCAGAACGGACCTCATAAAAATCATGCATATGATGCTATTAACAAATCAAAATAATGATTAAAAATAATATTATAATTGTAGAAAATTTTTTTGATGAAAAAGAATTTAAAAATTTATATGATAAATTAAAT